TTTGGATCACTCATTAATATGTTTAGTTCAAAGATTTCATCAGAGAATTCTTGAGGCGAAGGATACTTTGTTGCACCAGTAACAGAGTTTATATATGCAGTCTTAGGTTTCATACCTAACTTTTCTTTAGCTTTAACATAAGGTGTAACTAAATCAATGCCCATAACTTCACCAGTGCCATCTGCCTTTTGTAACTCATTCATATAAACTTTTCGTATATCTGCTTCTAGTTCAATACCTTTTCCATTATGGACATTTTGCATTGAATCAATAGATCTCAATGGCGCACCTTCTACTGGAACACTAGCATTAAAAGCAACGTCTAAATGTAACTTTTTAATTTCAGGTGGTACTTGATAGCCATCATAGCCATAAATTTGTAATCGTCTTGAAGGTATAATTTTATTTGCTATATTAAATCTATCAATAGTTTCTTCTTTTAATCTTGTCTTACCTGCAAACTGATTACTAAAATCATTTGCTTGTGTAGTAGCTTCTTCTCTTACTGCAGAATCTCCTAGACCTGCATCAGTTTTTTTGTTTGGATTTTTTCTATTTGTATACTTTTGTTTTAGTTTACCATATCGATTAGCAACACCCCTTGCACCACCACCAAGTAAACCTGAGAACACAGTATTACCTGCAATATTAACAAGGGTTTCTTGTGTTGTATTATAAGGATCAAAAGGCGCTCGGATAGCTTCAGAACCTACACCAAAAACAAAACCAACTTTTGCAGATTCTTTTGCCACACCAAATGCAGACTTTGCTCCCCAAGCAGCACGAATACCTTTACTAAATACTGGGTGAAAGAATGCAATGTTAAGAGGATCAACCACACCTGCAACTAGATGAGATGCAATGCCTGCCCTTTCAAACATACGTCTGTTCTCGTCAATAGCTTGTAATGATTGCTTGATATAATTATAATGTCCTAAATTTTTTGCTCGTGATAATTCATCTGCATAAGCAAAGTCATTATTATCCTGCACAGTTTTTCTAAAATCAAAACTCTCATCATACTCATCACCATTATAGGAGAAGTATTCTTGTGTATAATGTGTGACAGGAAGCCATTGATATTTAAATCCTGCAGATACACCTGAAAAGAAATCAGGATCAGTCTTACCTTCTTGATCAGGATATACGAAGTGTAATGGCTCTACACTCTGCAATCCTTTTGGCACAAAGTCTGTAAACTCAGACATTAATCAAACTCCTCATCAAGAAAATCTACATTATCTCTTATGATAAATCCTAAATCACCAGTACGTTTTCTTACTCTTGTCTTTGTTTGATAGTATAATGGTGTCTTTGTATTTCCAAATTCACCAGTATTATATACCTGATGAAACCCTGCCAGTTTAAAAAAATAGTTTCTTTCATCTATTGATGAAGCATTCATGGCTCTTCGTACAGATTCATAGTACTTTGGAAACCCTCTGTCTGGATCTTTTAATCTTTCATGCCCAAACTGATAAGAGAAATCTATTAACGCACTCTTTCTTTTCCTATGTAATCGATCAAAGTTTGGAAACTCTGTTTTATACTTTTCATATATCTTATACATTTTATTATTAAATACTTTTGTAGCCTGATTTCTATCAAGTAAAATAGGTTTGCCAAATTTAAATTCATTAACCTTTTTAAGTAATTCTGCTTGAGGATACTTATCTTTTTTTAATAACCATTGTTGTAATTCTTTTAATCTTTCAACCTGATTTGGTCTAAATAACTTATAATCATCTTCGTCTAAATACTTTACATTAAATCCAAATCCTACTGAGATTGTATCTCGATCTCTATAAACAGTATTATCAAATCCTTCATGATTAGCTGTAGTTTGAACAATATCTATTAATGAATCTTGAACATCTACTGCTACATCAGGTGTAAAAACATCTGCTAATAAACCTTTGACCGCATCTAAAACATCAAGATTGTTTACTGTGAAGTCAGTTATACTTTGCCATAAAGGATTATCATATCCTTTCTTGCGTAACATATCACTCATACCTTGTGGATCATTTCTAAAAAATTCACTGTCAGTAATAAATATTTTATTTACTAGATCACCATCATCTGCTGATTCTAATTTATCTAAGAACTTATCAAATCTAGTAGGGTAATCTCCTCTTGGTACATTCAAATCTTTATATGCTTGTAGACTTTTAAATTGTGGTAGGAATTGTCGTGGTATATTTCGTAGTTGTTGTTCACGGAGTTCTTTTGCAGCTTTATCTTCTGCAGTTCTAGGTTCTATTTCACTTGGTCCACTGAAGAAGTCCTGAAATCTTTGATCCAATAAATTTGGCAACTTAAATACATTTAAACTTTCAGATGTTTTGGCATCAAATAGTTTATCTTTCAATATAATTTTGGCTCGTTCCATTGTTGCATCATTAAGATTTTCATTATTGATTTCTGTTTGGGTAATATTATTTTCTTGTTCATACTCACTTGTAGTAAATTCTACTGCAGTACCTTCAATCTGTGAGGGAATAATGTCACCATCTTTAGTTACTAAAGTGTATCTTTGATTACCGTATTGTGAATTTTTAGCATCTCCTAGCATCAATACATTTTCACCAAGAGTAAATCCTTCACCTAAATTATCGTTAATTAAATTCTGTGACCAATTTAAAAATTTCTGATATGTCTTGTCAGTTTTACCTATGTATTTTTTCATAGGTGTTGTATATGTTTTGCCTTTATTATTACCATTAAACACATCATAAATAGTTTCATCTTCTACATATAAAGTTTCGTAAGTTTTTTTAACAACATCATTTAGATTACTTTGACTAAACTCTACAGTCTCACCATTTGGCATCTTGACTGATTTATAATATAAAAGTTTTTCAACAAAGCTATCGAGTTGACTTCTATGTTGCAAAGGTATTTTGGCATTATCAAATACTGCAGTCACACCCTCTGCAACACTACCTACTTTTCTATCACCAAAGTCAAAAGTACCTAATGTATTCATGACTAGTGATTTATAAGTATCAGCATTATCTGTTTTCGTGTACCACAAAGCATATGCTTTACTTATATCATTACCATTTACCTTTGCTATCTCATCAATAAAATCGTATTTCTTATACTGCTCATCATAACCTTTCAATCTTCTTTGCCTCATGCCATCAATACCAGTCATGTATGCCAGATTATTCCAAGTATTAAGTTCTCTAGCCATATAGTTATTCTTTGTTGCTATTGGCAAACCTCTAAAAGCAGGTAGATTCATAGTATTAGTTTGAAATATATTATGTAATGCTGTTGGTAATATGTCAGGTATAGATAGTTTCCTCATCATATTAGTATATCGATTATTATCCATAGAATAAAATGATTCCATATTAAGTGGCATCTTCATATCATTTTGTATTGCTGTATTTAGTGCGTTCCTATTATCTTTTGTATCATCTACAGATCCTGCATTGCCAGTGCCAACACCATTTATAAGTTTAGTCATATTAAATGTTTGTTGATCTTTACCTATCTTATTTCTTATCTTATCAAAGTCACCTGAACGATTTGATATATGTTGTGTTACAACATTTATATCTGTTCTATTTGCACCAATATTTTTGGATAGATTCTGGAACTCTTTTAATTGTTTCATAGTGATAGTGCCACGTGATGCTTGTATAACTCTTGCAAAACTACCTGCACTTGGATTTTCACTTTGTGCTATATCTTCTAAATCTTTGGCGGCTAAACTATTTCCGTTCAATTGATCTAACATTTTATTTGCTGTGCCAACTAAAACAGATCGTCTTAACTCTTCTCTTATTGATTGTTTAGCAGGACTTTTTAAGTAGCCACCTTTTTCAAGTCTTTCAATAATCTTTTCAGATTCAGGTAATATAGCAGGTCCAAAATCCTCAGGATACAATCTTGCTACTGTTGTCATTTCTGTTAACGCATCTGCATCTTGCAAAGCTGCTTCATCTTTTTCTTTTTTAATTGTATCGTTTAATATCTTATTAGAATGTAAGATTTTTTTATTTGTTATTTTATTTACAAACTCAGGAATAAACTCAGCTAAATCATTTTTCTTAAAAGCATCTGTATAACCATCTATTACACCTTGTGCTAATCCATCAAACTTTTCTTTATTAAAAGGATTTTGTGCATGAAGCTCACCAAATTCTTTTGTAACTTTATTATTTAAATAACCAGTATATCGTTGTGCCATAACAGCTTTAGCAGGTGCTTCACCTACACCTGAAAACTCAACTTTTTCTAAACTAAGATTACCATTCTCATCTTCTATTGGTAACGTCTTTGCTGTATTTACATCTCGTTCTATAGCATCAGCTTTAGCTTCTTCCCATGCTATTTTTTGTCCTGCCGAAAATAGTTTAGCTGATTGTACTGCAACTTGTTCAGCACCAGTGTTAACTTCCACAACACCAACTGCCTGATTTCTAAATGAAGTTTGTTTTGATTTAATAAATTCTACCATTATAACTTACTTGAACCATATGCTGTATTTAAAATTGATTGAAATGCCATCATACGATATGACTTTGCTTTGTTTTGTCCTTGTAATAAAACCATTTGTTGCTTTTGTGCCAAATTACTTTGTTCCATTATTCCCTGCAGATTTGATCTTTGTGCTGTGACTGCGGCATTTTCTTTTGCTCTTTCCTGAATGCGTTTAAAAGATTTATCTGCACCAGTATCTCTACCTGATGTACCTGCCAATGCCATATTAGTACCTTTGAATGTTTGCAGGTTAGCTACAATATCATTATGCTCTTGCAACTTTTGTAATCTCTTTTGTTCTGCTTGTACTTTAATTCTTCTAGCAGTTAATGCGGCTTCTTGTTTTGCTATTTTACCTGCTCGATTATATCTACTTGCAGACATCAATCCTGATGCAATATACATCATTGTCATTGGTTCCATTAAAATGCCACCTCTACTATCATTCCGTTAATCTGTAAATCCAAAGGAAAAGACTGTGATACTATAACTCTTGGATCACGACTATATCCCAATAACCTAAACTCCTCT